ACAATGTCAACGTCCACGTTTGTGCCGTCGTCTGTTGCAACAAAGTGTATGCCGTCGGTGTCTGCATAAATTTCCATAGCCCAATCTGCAGCGCCCGACCCAATGGCAATCATTACCTCTTCGCTTGCCGGCGTCCAGTCGTCAAGCTCAAACCAACCAAAAAGTGCGGCGTCAACGTCGCCGGGGTCAAGGTCGGCGTGCGTTGAGTAAAGGTATTTGTTTGTGCCGTTAAACTCCGCAGCATTCGACGCAGTGCCCCATTGGTCCGAGTTTGAAAAGACCATGCCAAAATCATTTGACAAGTCACGCCCGTTTAGGCTTGCGTCCGTGGCGTCGTCGCCGTTGTAAAAGTACGCCTTGCCGGTTGAGGCAAACGGAAAACTGTCCTCGGTCAATTCGTGCGCTGCCAAAATTTGGTTGGCGCTGCCCACACTGCCGACCGCCTGCTTTGCAAGTGTGTATTCTACACCGCCGCCGCCCGACCCTATTGCCGAGTATGTTATACCGTCGTTTGTAAACTCAAGCCGGCTGTTGCCCTCGTCCCAAAGTATTTGTGCGTTGTTTGCACCGTTGTTTGCGTCAAAGGTTAGCACCTGGTCGGCTGCGTTTGTGTCGCCAATTACCACATTGTCGGTTTTCAAGTAACCCGCCTGCAGTCCGCTAAGGGTAAAGTCGCGTGTTGCTGAAACGGCAAGGTTGACGTTGCTTGCACCGTCGCCCGTGTCAAACTCAAGGTTTTTTTCGGACGCTGCGCCGTCGCCAAGCACAAGGTTGTTTACGGTAAACGTGCCGTCGTCGCCCGTTGAGTCAACAACGATTTCGGTGTTTGGGCTAACACCCGTGTCAAACTCAATGGTTTTGTCACTTGACGACCCGCTGCCAAGCTTTAGGGTGTCCTGTTGGATGCGTTCAAAGCCGGCTGCGAATGCAAACACGGCCACAAAGGCAAACAAAAGCGAAAAGACTGCGAGTTTTGGATTAAACCACTTCATTGTTAAACCTCCGAAATGTTCTGGCTTGACACCGGCTTTTTGCCTGCGGCAACCAATGAGTCTGTTATTGCCGCCGTAGTGCTTGCGGCAAACCTTGCACCTATGATTTTGCCGTAAATTCCAAGCGCCGTGCAGTTGAATACCTTGTCACCGCCCGACGTGTAGCCCACAAAACGACCATTCAACCATTCAATGCCCTCGGCGTTTACACTTACCGCCGTTGCAGCCGCGCCCTTTGTGAAGGTAACGCCGGGCATGCAGTAAATGCGCCAAAAGGACTTTGACAAGTCAATGGTTGTGTTTATGGTCTGGTTTTCAAGAATTATTACCGCCACGTTGCTGCCAAGGCTGCCGTCGTCAACCGCGTCCTGCAACGTGTCGTGCGTCGCTGCGGAGTTTGTTGCAGTGTCGCCAATAACAACGTCAAACGCCACAAACTGCGCGTCGGTTTTCGACTCAAGGTATTTTATCCATTGGTCGTGTATATACCATAGCCAGTTTGCAATAGGCGCGGGCGGGCGCTCATCGTCCAACCATGCCGCCTGCTTTTTTCCAACAGAGGGCTCAACAACACGGTTTGCAAAATCGGGGTTGCCCTCGCCCCAATTGCTGTTACTTGTCGGTTTCGGTAATACCATTTTTCTAGCCCCCTATTCCTACAAAAGTGCCGCCGGCAATCGGGTCAACGAGTGACCCCCAGCCGCCAACGTCTACGTCAATGCCGTCAAATGCAAACGGCGTTTTGTTTCGCTGCAGCTTGGCAAACTTGCCCCCCTGCGTGCCTGTTATATCGGACCAACCCGCCCCCGGCAGGAGTGGGTTGTTGCCTTCAAATGCAAACGGTGCGTCGGCGTCAAAGCAAACAATATGGTCAATTCTAACGCCGCCGGCAGCAATCAATTCCATATTGCAGTAAACAAATTCAACGTCGTCCTCTGGTATTTCCGTGTCACTGCCAAGCATTATTGCGGCTTTTTCAAGGTTTTGATAGTGGACAAGGCCCGCCTGTATGAGTATGCGAAAAATCTGTATTACCTTTTCGGGCCCCCCCTGCGAAGAGTTTTGGCCTATTTTGACGAGCAGTAAAATTCTGTACTCGTCGTCGCCACGGCCCTGCCGGTCAAGCCCCACAATTTCGCCTATGCCGTCAAGCTGCGCACCCTCGGCGTTTTCAAGCACGCGGGCGTCTATCATGTCAAAAACTGCGTCCTCGGCGTCCTGCACCTGGTCGGCAAACGACGAAATAAAAGCCTCGTGTTTTGGCTTTTGCCTGTATTGCGTGGCCGAGCGGTCCAGTGCCCTTTCGGTGTGATTGTCAATTTTTACAATGTCGGTCAAGTCGTTGTTACCTCAATGCGTGAAGTGTCCCATGCCGAAATTTCCCTTGGTTCGATTTCAATATTGTCGTCGGTCGTCGGTGCCGGTGCGCGGTCAATTCTAATTACAATGTCAAGTATTCCAGGAATTTCAGAAATTGCCCACTCAACCGACTCGGTGCCGTGCACAATCACGTCGGCCCCAATTCCGATTGCGTCGCCGTAGGTGACAAGTGCGGCTTTTACCTGGTCGTCGCCGTCGTCCGGGTAAATTTCGCTGTTTATATTCAGGTCAAGCTCAACGTAAATGTCAACGTCGTCCGGCCTTGAAAACCGCTGGGGTTGCGTGAAACCCTGCGAGTCAAGCACGTTTTCGGTAATGTCGCCAATGCGTTGAATGCCGGCAGCTACCACGTCAAAAATTGCCGCTGCAATGTCCTCGACGGTGCCGCCCTGCACAACAATGTCAACACAATGGGGCGGCCTGCCTTCGGGGTCAACGATTTCGGTGTCGTTTTCAAACACGACAACTGCGGTAACGTCGTCAACCTCAAGCACCTTGGACTTTATTGCCTCGGTTGTGGCCCGGCCCGCAATGGCAATTTCTTCCAGGCGTCGCAGCCTAAAGGTCGGGTCGTTTTCAAGGTCGGTGCCCACGGGGTCGGCGTCAAGCGGGTTTGTAACGCTCGCCCAGCCCGTTACAGGCGTTTCTATTACCGTGAGGGTGCCCGCAGGGGCCTGCACGGGTCCGGTGTCCTGTGCGGTCGCTGTAACGCTCGCCTGCGGCAAAACCCCGGCAGTCTGCTCGGTAATGTCTATTGGCAGGTTTCCGGCGCTGTAGCCCTGATTTTGGGTCGTAATGGTAAAGCCGGTGTCACCGTCCGAGGCGTCCGTGCGGTCGCCCTGTGCGGCGTCGTCCGTTGTATTGACGTTGCCAACTGCGCCGCTGCCAAACTCCGGATCGGCGTCAAGAGCGGTTGCAAGCGCAGCGGCAACGGAGTCGGCAGAGTCGTCTGTTGACGCCCCTGTTACCTCTATTTGTCGGTCTGCAGCCAGTGCCCCGGCTGGGGGCAGGCTGCCGCTGTTGTCAATGTCAAACCAAACGCCAACGCTGCCGGCCTGGTCGTAAATGGTAAAAAAGGTGCGGTCAAGGTCGCCTGAGTCGTCGGCAACCGTGACAATTCTGGTTTTTTCGTGGCTTGTAAGGCTGTTGGCGCTCACCGTCAAAAGGTTTTGCGGGGCGCTGCCCAAATCGTTTTCAAGGGTAACGTCAACGGTGCCGTCCTGCACGTTGCCGCTAACGGACACGTTGCCGGCCCCAATGCCGCTCAAAGCCTCAAGGGCGGCCTCAATTTGGGCTGCCGTTGCATTCCAGTTTAGCGACCCAGTAACCTCGCCGTTGAAATTAAGGGTAAACTGCCCGGCCTCTGGCAAGGTAGGGAAACTCAGGCGTTGCACGTTGTCCACGCCGGCAGCAATCACAACGGTTTCGTCGGTGTCAAACTTGGCGTCGGTGTTGCCGACAACCGAAACAGTTTTACCAGCGTCCACGGTTGTGCCCACGTCGCCGTAAAGTGTAAGCGTTACCCGTGAATAGGTCGGCTCTTCGCGTTCGGACCCCGTAATTGACGCCACATTGTCCAGGCTTGTGCCCTCGGCGGTTGAGGGGTATTGCGAATTGTAGACTTGCTCCATAAAAGACCAAATGGACCCCAGCCGGTCGGCGTAGATTGCGACTATTTGACCAAACGGCCCCTCGTCGCTAAGGTCTATACCGTCGCCGAACGTCGTGCGCAGGTCGTCCTGTATTTCGGCCTTAATGTCCTCTGTGCGTTTGGCATTAAAGCCCGTGGCTGTTACTCCGTAAGTCATGGCACAACCTCTGAAAAGTTTAGTATTCCCTCGGTGCTTAGTGCATTAAATTCGACTGTCAACCGCCGGGTTTGGTTGTCAAGCGAAAAGGTTGCCTCGTTTAGGGTAATAATACCCGGTGAGTCAACGATTGCCTGAGTTAAAATTGCCTCAACCTCGGACGGGTTGGCACCCTTTTTAAGTATTTTTGAAAACCACGGCACCCCCTTGCGAACGTCCATAAACCACTCGCCAAGGTAAAACCGCAGGCGTGTGGCAACAATCTGTGCAATTTCTTCGACGCCTGTGACCAACTGCAGTTGGTTGTCGGTAACTGCCCAGTCGCCGTTTTCGTCCAAAAGTATATTCAAGCAACCCCCCTTGCGGTGTCTACGAGTGAATTTGGCCCCGACGGGGGCGGCACACTATCACTGCCGGTTGTGGTTACAGTCAAAAGGCCCACGGCCTCGTAAAGCTTTTGTATGATTGCCGAGTCCTCTGGTTTTTCCGGGTCCGGTGCACTGGCAATTTCAAGCACCTTGTTTTTGCCTGCGGCAATGCTGGGTGCGTCAAACACCGAGCTTGCCACAACCGACCAGGTTGTTGTAGGCGACGGCACCCCAATAGAGTCGCCGGGCTTTACCGTGACGGTTGCGTTTTGCATGCCGGCCTCGTAGGCGTTGGCGAGTTTTGACGCGAAAGTTTCCCTTGTGTCGCCGGCTGCCGCCGTTGAGTAAATACTGCGAAATGCCGCCTTGCCGAATACAACCGGCAGGGGCGGCACCGCTAGTGTAATGCCGGGAAGGCTTAACTTTGGAGTGTCAAGGCGTTCGGCAAGCCAGTCGGCAAGGTTGTCGGGCCAATCGGGGGCGTCTGTTGGCGGCACCTGTGCAACAAAAGTTGACTGCCAGATTGTGAAAGCCTCAAGGGTCACGCCGTAATTACCCCCAGTTTTTGTTTTATCAATTCAAACGCCGATGCGTTCAACGGGGTGCCCGACGGGCCGGCAATGGTCGGCACCGTAATAAGCTTGCACTGCTCAAGCGCCTCGTCAATGAGTCCCATTAGGTCAATTACCCCGTTTGTAAAGCTAAACTTGCCCTCTTTTGTTACAATGAGTTTACCCGCCCCAACGGCAACCTCAACCTCTGTTTTTCTAACAATGATTTTGCTTGCAACCGTGTTTTGCAGCACGGGGTTGTCACCGTCTGCGCCTGCGAGCGGCACACTGCCGGGGTAAACGCCCGGTATTGCCATTGCGTCGCTTAAATCATGGTGCCGGGGGTCGCCCGCCTCAACCGTGCCGCCCTGCGTTTTCCAACGCTCAAGGCTGCGTTGCGAAAAAACCAGCATTACATAGTCGCCGCGTGCAAGTGGAAACGTGAGGGCAGCCTGTCCGGCCCTTGGAAAACAGACCGGCACGTTGTTAATTATTGGCAGGTCAACAACCTCGTCGTCTTTAATGTACTTGCGTTTTATGCAGGGCTGCACGTCAACGGTGCCAAGTGACTTGTCGTAAGCCTGGATCTGCCCCGGCATTGCCGTAAACATTTGCAAAATCTGCGCGTTTATTACAGCCTGCAGCGCACCCACAAAACTGGGCGTTTCGCTGTTGGTCTGCGGTTGTCCAAAACTCTTACCCAATGGGCTCTGCCTCAACTTTCGTTTGCCACGGCCCGTCGTGCGTGTCGCCGTCAAGTATGGTTTTTTTAACTAAAAAGGTGCCGTTAATGTCCCTTGACTCAACAACGACCGGGTGCCCCGGTATTATTTCGCCGTTGAGCAAACTTGTAAACTCAATGCCCTTTTCACGTTTCAGCACGTTGCCGATTAGCCCGCTGTAAACGTCAATGAGCGGTGCAATTGCCGGCAGCGTCGCGCCGTCAATGCCCATTTGGACCGCACCGTTTTGAATTGACCAGGCAAGGCCAAAGCGCCGGCCCAGCTTGTCCAACAATTCCTTTGCAGTGCCCGAAAACGAAAAACCCTGCACGGCTGTTTCGGAAACTGCAAACGAGCGGGGGCCCTGCGCCACGCCAAGCCCGTTTAATGCGGCCTCTATTATTGCCTGATAAGGTGTGCCCGACGTAAAGCTAAAGTCAACGTGTTTTTCCTGGAGTGCCTTGCCGCCGTCCTGTATTTCCATAGTAGTAAGCCAGTCGGGTGCCTTTTTCGCCGACACGCCCTTTGAAACGTCGCCGCTCGCAACAATTTCCAGTGCGCCGGGGTAGCCCGCCTTTAGTTCAACGCTCATTTCGTCCTCTTCGATCCGAAAACGCGAAGAGTCGCTAAGGTTGAAAACCTTTATTTCAGCCTTGTTGGCGGTTGACTCGCTGGTTTTTTCAATGTGAAACTGCACGCGCAGCCCGTCGTACTTGCGACCAAAGCCCGTTTTGTCAAATACCGTTAGTTCTGCCGTTCTAAGGTATTGGTAGGCACCCGCTGTTACAACCCCAGCCAACTATGCAGCCTCCACATAAAATAGTTTAATGTCGTTGCCCAAGTCCTCGCGGCCCGCATACTTTTGTGCACCCGACTCGTCCAGTGCGAAAAACTCACCGGGCGGCAGGTTGTCGTCCTTAAAGCGTTCAATTAGGTTGAAATCCGTTAAAATCGGTATGCCCAGCAAAAGCGCGTCCTCGTTTTCGTCCGCAATGTCCATTAGCCAACGGTCCATGCGCTCATTGTAACGAAAAGTAAGCGTGTAAAGGCTGCCGTCAAGCTCTATTTGAAAGGTGTATGCCGGCAAGTCTGCGCGTACTGGAATTACAAGGGTCGTCAATTGCCTAGCTCCCTACTGAGTTAACAAAACTTTTCAAAGTGCTCACGTTTGACGACTGGGCGCTAGTCGCCTCTGTTGCCGCCTGTTTGCCTGTGCTCGCCTTTGACGCCGCCCCCGTTGCATCTGCGGCAACGACGTTTTCCGGCACTTGCACCGTTGAGCTTGACACAATCTTTACCTGCTCAAACGTCGCTGTAAACTTCACAGACTTGCCCTCGGCAATCGTCTGCGGGTTGCTCAGTGACTTTATCAAAAGCTGCGTGTATGTCTTTTGCCTTGTGACAACACGCACAAGCTCACGCCCCTGTTGCAGTCCTAAAAGATAGTCCCACGCTTTTCGGGGGTAGTCGCCGTCCAAAAGGTTGCGGTTGGCAATCTGGTTTTCAAGGCTTGCCCCGTCGGGTATGTCCGGCGAAAGTGCAAAGTTTGCCGCCGCCGACGCCCCAACGAGTGCCCCGCTTGTAATGAGTGTTGACGCAACGCCGCCCGTTACAGTGCCGATTGCACCGCCGGCAACACCGCCCAACGCCCCAAGGGCCGCACCCGCAAACCCGCTTGGCAGCGGGGCCTCGGAAATAATGCCCTCAAGGTCAAAACTGAAATTGCCCAACTCGGCATGGTCCGCAATGGTCGCGCCGGACTCAACCGGGTTTTTTGTAATGCTAAGGTCACGAAACGGGCGAATTGATAGGGCCGCGTCAAGTGTAAGGCCCGGTGCCTCGGACTCGTCACGACTTATTACAACCCGCTGGGGGCTGCCACCTGTTAAAAAACCCAAAATCGTCACTATTCACTACTCCGAAATTGACGCGCCGCCCTGTTGCTGCATGTCGCGTGCTGTTTTTTCCTGCGCCTCGTTTACACCTTTTGAAATTGCCCGCTCAAGTGCCTTTTCGTCCAGGTCGCTACCGTCTATTTTTACATTTGTTACAAACGAATTGTTTTGCATTCCTGGAATTGGTCCTCTTATCATTTGACCGGGCGACCCCATTTTTTCAAGCCTGCCGCCCAGTACGTCGCGCCTTACATTTGTCAATTTGTCCGGGTCAACACCTTTTTTTATTAATGCCTGTGCGCGTGTAAGGACTTCGGGTGCAAATGCCTGCGACTTTTGCACGTCTTCCAAACCGAATTTTTCAATAAACTTTATTGCGTTGGCCGTGTCCTCGTCAAACTTGGTTTTTTCAAAACGCTTTTTACGTTGTCGTTTTGAACTAATCCCAACAAGTGTTGCAAGCATTGGCGAACGCTCGGCTATAGCATCAAAAATTCCGTCGGCTATCACGCTGCCAATTGCCCAACCGATTTTTGCAAGCGCCACGGACCCGACAATTGCAACGTCGAACGCAGCTAAAAGCGCGTCCGCTATTTTTTTTCGTTGCGGTGCAAACTCTTCGGCCTGTAAAAAATTTAATATTTTGTTGGTTACTTCCTGGACCTTCTCTATTGCCTTGTTTCCAAAGCGGTCCAATGCCTCAAGAAATGCCGGCGCAGCCTTGTCAAAGTTTTCAACCAGCGACCCAATAAGCGAGTCACCGCCCTGCATGTAAACTACCAGGTCCTCTATTAGTAGAAACAGGGCCGCAACCGCAGCGCCTATTGCAATGGGCAGTGCAAGGGCAATTGCCTTTAGGGAAAAGACCGCAAGGGCCGCCGTGCGTGTCTGTGCTGTAAAGACCAAAAGGTTTTTGGCCGCGCTCAGGGCCACAAGCCCCACGTTGCCCAAAAACTGTACTACGCGCACGCCCACAAGGGCGCTAACCGCAAACGTGGCAAGCTTGACGGCGTTTTCAAACCCGCCAAGGGCGTTTGTGACCGCCTTTAGTATGCGCAGCACAAACATGCCAACCTTGACCAACTGCTTTAGCCCGTCAACCAAAAGCGCCATAAAGCGCGTTGTTTTTCGTTGTATTAATTCCTTGTTTGCCGAAATCCAGGCAATTGCAATGCGCAGGTATTCCTTCGCCTCTGGCACGAGGGCCCCGCCAACACTTATTGCCAATACCTGCACGGCGTCCTTTAGGTTTGAAAACAGCCCCAACAGGGTGCGGCTTTGCTTTTCCATTAGCCCGGTAAAGCGCCCGGTGCCGTTTGCAAGCCGCTGCAGGGCCGCGTTGACGACTTCAAAGCCAACCTCGCCCCGGCTTACCATGTCCTGCACTTGCTCTTTTGCAACGCCCATTTGCTCGGCAATTGCCTCGGCAATGGGCACGCCGGCCTCGGTAAACTGCCTAACCTCCTGCCCGCGCAGCCTGCCCGCAGTGCGGACCTGCCCAAAGGCAAGGGTAAGCTGCGGCAGCTTGTCCTTACCCACGCCTGCGGCAATGTTTCCAAGTGCCGTGAGCGTGTCAATCATGTTTTCGGCCTCAATTCCGTAAGCGAGCAATTGCTTTGTGGAATTGAAAACGCCCTTTAGCTCAAAAGGCGTTTTTTGGGCAAACATTACCAACTCTTCGGTGAGTTTTCGGGCTTTTTCCTGGGACTGGGTAAGCGTTTCAAAGGCAATTTCTATTTGCTCAAATTCGCCGGCCTCGCGCAGCAACAGGCCAATACCCGTTGAAATTGCGGCAAAACCAGCGCCGACCCTAATGCCGATTGAGTTTAAGCTGCGGAGTGAGGCTTTGAGCTTGCTAACGCGGGTGTCAATGCGCCGCAAGGGGCGGTCGTCAACCTTGAAACCCCAGCGTGTAACCAATTCGCGTACTGTTGCCATACTCTAAAACCTCAACGTGCATTGCCCCGGTTTGCCCTCGCCTTCTTTTCGGCCCTTTCGTGCGCCCACTCTTCGTGCTCGTCTATTACGTCCAAAGCCTCGTTGGCGTCGCAAAGGTCAACCAATGAGTAATGCTCGTCGTACTCCTGCAGGGTGCAAAGCCCCCGCGTGATTGGCCGCCACTTGAATAGATTAATATTCAGTGTGCCGGGGTCGAAGTTTTCCCCGTCGTCGCCGGATTTTTTCCGGCCACTATGCCGGCGGGGATTTCTGCGAAAAAATCCGCGTACTGGACCTTGAGCACGTTGACCAAAACCTTGAGCAAATGCCCCGGTCGCCCCATAAAGTGAGTGTCGTACTTGAATTGTGCCCCGTCGCAAAGCATGCCGTCAACAAACTGGTTTACTTTTACAACAACCTCTTTTTCGTCCAGACTTTTCAGCATGGTGCTTACGGCGGGGGTCAAAAGGGCAAGGTCAACCTCGGAGTCCATTAGGTCGCGCACCGAGTCCACGTTAACGAGCAACGCAACGATGGACTCACCGCACAACTTTGTCAACCAGGCAAGGTTTTCAATTGCCTTGTCCGGGTGCCACATATTTACCTCGTAGGTGTGGCCGCCTGTTTCAAATTTGCTTGACGTTCTCATTGTCGCCGATCCTTAAAGTTAAAATGTTTACTCGGCGTCGGGTATGCCGCCGCCGGCAAAAATAAGCTCGCCCGTTTCCAAAACCCAAACGCGGTCGCTTGTTTCCTTTGCGTGCCCCTTGTCTGCAGGTTTTTGGACCCAGCTTTGTGCCGCCGTTACAATTTCGCTGCCGTTGTTGTCTTTTACGAGTGAGGGCACGACGCCTGCGTTTGTGGCCTCGTCTGCAATGGCATACCCTTCCAAAACAGCGTTGGAAACCGACGACTGCATTAGGGTAATTGTAATGGTGCCGCTGCGGTCGTTTGACTTTGAGCGCGTCTGCTCGCCGTCCGCACCGCCTGAGCGTGTCCAGGTGTCGTTGTTGCGGGCGCATTCCACAAAGGTGCCGTCGGCATAGCCTTGGACAATGTGGCCCCCGACAATAACAGAGACTTGTTTAGGGTCAAAAGTTTTCATTAGCTAAAACCTCCGATTAGTATGTTAGGGTGCCCTCAATTCTGGTTTTGTGGATTGCACCGGCCAAAATTGCGGTAAATTCCATGCCCTCAAGAATACGGTTTGCCTTGTCGGCTGCAGGTATGTCTGCGGCTGCCGGCACTGTAACCGTGTAGTCTTCGGTAATAATGGTGTTGTTGACGCCAAGGCGCAGTGCCCGGCGCATTTCGTTTTCAATGGACGCAATGCCGTCGTCCGTGTAGGGCACTTTTTCCTCGTTTATCTTGAGTGCAAAAACAAACTCCTGCATGCGTGCAACGATAAAGTCAATGCCCCTTATAATGTCCATCCACTCGCCCGACGCAACCTTGCCCTCTTCGGTGAGGTTTACGGCTGCGGTCGTCGTGTAGGTGTTTCCGTTTTTGTCGTCAACTGCAGACTTGCCTGTTGCGTCAAGTGTCGCAGTCGTGTCAACAACAGCGCCCGCAATTGTCTGATAGGCCCATGTAATGCTGCCGGGGTCCTTTGGCAGTTGTCCGCCGATCCAACCCATTTCGGGGTGGTTTTCGGCGTCTGCACTGAAAAGACCAAGTGAGCGGTCGTAGCTTTTGGCCTGCAGCAAACTTAAAATGTCGTCTGCAACGGCTGCGTCCTTTGCGTCGTCGTCTGCGGTTGAGTATGCAAAAAACTTTGTGAGTGGTTCAATTGCATCTGCAACGGGCTCCTGCTCAACCTTGTCCTTTGACTCAATGCACAACCCATACCAATC